CCGACACGTAGGTGGCGGGGGTCCAGGTGCGGCCACCATCATTGGACCATTCCACACGGGTGATCCAACGCGGCGTAGATTTCACCATTTCCCGCCAACGCGGCGAGACGGCCCTCATAGTGGCGACTCGATAATGTCCGGATAGGTGGGCCACACCTGCTGCAGTTGATCGTAGGATTCGACCTGGCCGGCAACCCAATCATACGATTTCCCGGATCCGGCCATCGGCGCATCCAACGTGGGTGGCCTGTCGATGGGTTGCAGGGTGACAGTGATCAGTCGGCGTGGATCGTAGGCGGCCTTCTCGTAGGCGACATGCACACTTTTACGCAGGCAGTAGAAGTCATCAATGCCGTACACGTTGAGCCCTTGCCACAACAACGGGCCCGACTTCAACAACGCCACCAACGCTTGATATTCGTCCAACGTGTACGTTTTGAACACGAACTGCCAGGGTGCCTGCACGGGCACATCCCAGCCGCCCGCCTGAAACTCCGACCCCGGAATGTCGGTCAGTGTGTCGCGGCCGTCCTGGTCCTGTTCCGGATCCGGGATCTGCATTTCCAACTGCATCGACAAGGTTGGCTGTTCAACTGACTTCAGCCAGCAATCCTTCGATGCAGGTAGCGCTGGTACTTGGATGGAGAGTTGTTCAGATCCGGTGCCAAGGTTGCCGTTCTTGTCGACCGGGAACGCCTGATACAGCACATGATCGCCGGGGTGGGCTTCGTTGTCGAAGGCGTACGCCCAGCCGCCGGGCGCCCACGCATCATCACCGGAGCGGACCCGGACACCATCGTCACGGATGAACCGCACCTTCTTCAGTGCGTGTGACGGATCGGCAATGGAGGCACTGTGGCCGGCTTGCCCGGTCCACCGGTACGTGTAGTCACCATCGGAGGGGGTGTCGCCGTCGAAGAAGCTACCGGTTGTGGTGCCTTCTTCGATCAGCAGGGCATCCCAGTTGACTGTGTCTGCAGTGTTGGCTGATCCGTTCATCAACCGGACGTACGGGTATTGCATGTTGGCCGGGAAGGTCGCGGTGACGGACAGCCGTGTCACGGTTCCTGCAACATTCGCTGCAGCCGCCGACATGGCGTAGTTGAATTGATCGGCGCCGTTGGCATCCCGGTAGCCGACCACGATTTTGCGGGCGTTCGCGTTCAACGTTCCCGTTTGGGCTTTGTTGACCCGGATTGTGGCCGACACCGTGTAGGTGTGCCCGTTCAGGATGCCGGCATGGTTCGCTGACGACACTGCATACACGGCTGAGGCACTGTCGGTTCCGGATGGGGTGATTTTGACTGATGATGTGCCGGACACTTTCCAGGAGGTGTCGACGGTTTTGGTTGCGCCGCCACCGGAGGTGAGGCCGTCAACCCAGGTGAAGTTTGGGTCGGTGGCCAGGTTGGTTCGTTTCGCACCAGTGTTGGTGAACGCGGCCCGGAGTAGTACTCCGGAGCCGCGTGACCAGGCGGTCAAAATCCCGTCGGGGGAGGTGACCTTGGTGGGCAGGTCGGTGGCTGGCGCATTGGGGTCAACAAAGACGACCATGGTTTAGCGCCTCCCTGATGCCCTGCGTGCCGTTGCGGTTAGATGATCTTCAAATTGGGCGATGAGCTGGTCGCCGTTTTCGATGCGGCCACTGAACTTCATGCCTCTCAGACTGTCGCGGATCGCGGTTGCCACATCGACAGGTGCAGCATTGGAGGGTCGTGACACGTAGCCGCCAGCAGCGAACGACATGCGGCCGGTAACCCCGTAGTTGATCATGTCGAGGTAGGCACGGTTCGCTGCCGTGGCGCGTGCGTTGACCACATATTCGCCGTTCGACAGTCGCGCCGGAATGCTGTCCGAGGTGCCGGATCCTGCCCCGGTGATCAAACCGCCGCTAGCGGCCCGCACAACCCCGGTGGCCTGCTTGTAGCCGAGCACATCAGCCGCCGACTGCAACGCGGTCGCAGCCTTGTTCAACTGATCGATCGTGCCCTTGCCACCGTTCAGGATCTGCGATGCGATTGTGGATCCTGCCGCAACACCGGACTGTTCGGCCTGCGAAATGATGTCCTGCAACGTTTTTTCGTTCAGGCCACGGTTCCGTAGCGATTGGACTTCCTTAGTGAACTCCGCAATATCCTTCGTGCCCTGCTTCATGCTGGTCAATAGGGATTTGACACTGCCGGTGTCCAATGATGTGTACAGGCTGGTGAACGCTTCGGAGGTTTGCTGCGCAGCTTCTGCTAGCGCTTGCTGCGCCTGCTTCAACGCCTCTTGCGCATCCTTGTAGGCGTCAGACTTGGCTTTCGCCCGGTCTAGTGCCTTGTCGTAGGCGTCCTGTGCCTTCTTCTTAGCGTTCGACGCTTTGGTGACGGCAGCGTTGGCTTCGGCCATCTTCAACGTCCGGTTCTTCGACGCCTCCGATGATGCGGCACGAGCCTTATCCAGCTTCGCCTGCGCCTTGTCCACATCCTGCTGTTGCCGCTTCACCCGCAGGTTCGCAGCATCAACCTTCGCTGTCGACACACCAGCCTTCTCGGCAGCCTTCCTGGCCTTGGCCACCTTCTCGTCGGCGGCAGCCATCTCCCGCCGATTCGCCTTCTGCGCCAACTCCTTGCTGTTCAACAGATTCTGGTAGGCGACGGTGCCCTTCTTCGCCTTCGCAATCTTGTCGTTGTACTTGGCGATCTGCTCCGCATTCGTCCGGGCCTTCGAGTCCCGTGACGAGATCGCAGAGTTGAGTGCACGTTGTGCAGCGGCGGCCTTCGACTGGGCCGGCGCCAACTTTTGCAACGCCAGCTTCGCAGCCTCCAACTGATCCTTCTGCTTCTTCAATGCAGCTGTAGCGGCCGTCACATCATCCTTGTGAGAAGCGGACTGTTTCGCATTCCGCAACCGCAGATCATTCCGGGCATCCACCGCATTGTTGTACGTGCGGGTCGCCGAGGCCAGATTCGACTTCGGAGCCTTCAACGCCTTCGCCGCAGCACTATTCGCCGCTGACGCCGACTTCACAGCACGGGTGAACTTCGCCAGCTCGGCAGTCGGATTATCGAGGGCGCGGATCAGTTTCACAATCGCCGCAACAGAGAATCCGTTCGACGGACCAAACGAACCGGCACCCACAGATCCGCCGGAAGCGAATCGGGCGACAGACTGATCGCTATTTATCAATGATAGCAGTTCACGATGCTTCGCTGCCGCCCTGGCGTTGACGACAAACTCGCCGTTGGACAGCATGGCGGGGATTTTGTCGTCGCGTGGACCACCGGGTCCGGACACGCTGCCGCCATCCGCATACCAGTGGTGGGTGCGCCAAAAATTGTAGGCGCCGTTGAGGCCGCCGTACCGGTTGATGTAGTCGAAAAACCAGCGTCCCTGCGTTTCCGGATTGTCGCGCCAATCGGGGCCGAATGCGGCCATCTTGGAGCCCGGATATGCCTGCCCCAAACCGTACGCACCGGAGGACGGGTTGGTGGCGTGAATGTTCCAGCCCGACTCGTGGGAGATGATGTAATCGACCTTCGCCCAGTCTGATTCGGGGTAGCCGGCGGCCAGCATGAGTTGCCGGAAAACAGTCTGTGCCGATCCTGTGATCGAACCGGTAGCGAGGGCGCGCATGTTGACCTTCGGCCCATCATCCCGGCCACCCAGGCCGTTGCCACCGTTCAGGTAGTCCCGGTATTGGGCTGCGGCAGCCGGTGAGGCGATACCCACATTCGGGCCTGGCACACCGTGCACGTGAGCCATCCACGGCCCTTGTGCCGGTGTGCGCTGCCAGGCAGCAATACCGACCTCACGCAGGGCACGGGCCAGCCCGACTGTGGACGGGCCAGCATCAACAGCATCCTTGTCGTGCGTGGAACCGGAGGCTGCGACACCGCCAGGGTTCCAGCCGCCCTGATAGACGGTGAACGGATTCTGCTTGTACGCGAGGGCTAGGTGTTTGGCGAAGTTTTCGGTGAACCGGCCGCCATGCCACGACACCAGATTGTCGCCACCCAAACGGACACCAGCGCCCTGCTGCTGCAGCAACCCTTGCAGGAGCGTCACCTGCGCATACTTCGAGGCGTTCTGGATCACCGACTGGAACGAATCATGGATCGACGTGGCAGCCTTCTCCAAACCAGTCGACCTAGCGTCCAAGTGAAGGATCGGCTTACTGATAGTGATCGACTGACCGGACGGGCCAGTATTCAGGCCGCCCGTGTTGACCAAACCACCATCCCGGAACGCTGGCAGAGTACCTGTCTCGTTCAGATAGTTGAGGCGGCCAACACCAAGCCTGCGGACAGCTTTCTCCTTGACGACGAACTCACCATTCGACAGCCAGGCGGGGATACTGTCCGATGTGCCGGTCCCGGGGCCGGTGACATGGCCGCCGGTCGCATAGTGGCCGTGACCGTGGTTGGACACGATCACATTGCCTGTGGAGCCTTGCGTGTACGGCAGTTTGAAGTCGGAGGCGAACGAGGCCGCGAACTGCAGCTTCACATCCTTCGATGTGATCTCGTTGATCTGGTCCTGCAGGTCCTTGATCTTCTTTTTCAGGTCGTCGATGCCGAACGCTTCGACCTGGGTCTTCAACTCCTTCGGAGTCAACACCATCTGGTCAACCATCTTCTTCACTTCTTGACGGTTGTAACCAGCCTTGCCGGCAGTGTCGATCAGATCCTGCTTCTGCTGCTTCAACGACTTCGAAGCATCCTTGGTGGCCTTGTCCATGTGGCCGGCGGACGCCTCGTTTTTGAAGTCGGCTGTGATTTTGTCGTTCATCGCCTTGACGGCATCTTCGATCTTGCCCCGATTCGCGATAGCAACATCACTGTTGCCCTTCAGGGTCTTCGAGTTCTGCGCGGTCGCATCATTCAGCGCATCCTGCGCCTTCTTCGCATCCTTCCGGGCATCCCGCAACTGATTCTCGGCAGACCGAACCTCAGCATTGGTCGACTTCGAGTTCTTCCGAACATCGTTCAGGTTCTTCTCGGCATCCTTGACCCGGTCGTTCGCCGATGCCAACTGATCCTGCGCCGACGATGTGTCGGCAGCATCCTTCGACAGGTCATTCAGCGAGGATTGCCACTCATCGGATGCCTTGGCTGCATCAATCGCACCGTCTTTGAGGATGGTGAAGTTGTCGGAGGCATCCTTGACAGCCTTACCCAGGTCCTCTTGCTTCTTTTTCAGGTCGTCCGACTTTTGCGAATACTCTTGCAGGGCCGGGTTGACCGCATCGGCGGCAGACTTCTGATCATCTGTCGCATCCGTCGCCAAATCAATCTTCGCGGACGCATCCTGGACGGCCTGGGGAACCTTCCCACCCATCCAGTTCACATAATCCTGCTGGGACAGGTTCGTCACATCTAGCGCGTTCGCCTGCTCCTTCAACGCAGCCTTGTACTGCGGAAACTTTTGCAGAATGTAATCGGTCGACTTGCCCTGCGCCCGCATATCGTTTGCAAGCTGTTTGAACCCGGCAGCCGCCTGATCCGTTCCACCCGACTGAACCAGATTCGTCAACGCCGAATCAACATCGGTGAACTTCTGCTTCGCAACATCCAACGGCGAAGTGATTCCCGCAAAGTTTTCGATGAAGTCATTGACCTTGTACGACCAGCCATCGATCGTCTTCATTGCCTCATCGAGACCGGAGACAGACCCGAACGAACCCTTCATTTTGAATGCGAAGAAGTCGTCAATCTGTCCGCTGGCATCCTTCGTACCCTTGGACAGTTGCCCGAGTAGCGTGGTCGCCTGGTCCACCTGCGGGTTGAACTGTCCCTGGATTGAGTTAGCAACCTGGCCAACAATCAACATTCCGGCAACGGCGCCAGCGGCAGCACCAGCGGCCGTCTTCATCTTCGACATGCCAGCAGCGCCTGCTGTACCGGCAGCCTCCATCTCCACGCCGGTTGTTTTTGCCGTCACACCAAGATCAACAAGGGCCGTCTTGACAGCAGCGACAGAAGTGACGATCTTGCCGAACGCTGCACCCGCCAGTGCAATCGCAGCGAACCCGCCAACAATCTTCAGCACCGACCCCTTAGTCGCCGCCGAAAGATCATTCCACTTGTTGACCACGGAAGTCAGGGTTTGGATCAGGCCACGCAACGGCGACTGGGCATCTTCACCAGCCGACACGAACGCATTCGTCAACGAGGCTTTGAACTTGGACAGGTCGCCCTGCAACGAGTCCAGTTTCCGGGCTGCAGTTTGTGCAGCAAACCCTTGGTCGTTGACCTTCTTGATCCAGTCATTGATACCGTCGGCACCCTCAGCCAGTAGAATGTTTGCACCCTGCATGGCGCGGGCACCAAAGATCGTGGCTTCGGCTTGCTGCCGTTGCGCCGGCGACAACTGGCCCAACGACTTGCGCAGATTGTCGGCCAGCTTCGACATGCCGACGAAGTTGCCCTTCGCATCGTAGGCATTCAGGCCGATCTCTTTCATCGTCTTCGCAGCCTTCGCCGACGGCGCAGACAGCTTGATGAACATTTCCTTCAACGTCGTACCGGCCATCGAACCCAACTGGCCGTAGGAGGCGAACGCCGACAAGGTCCCGACAGTGTCGTCGACGGACACACCAAACTGGTTGGCGGTCGTGCCCGCATACTTCAACGCTTCACCCAGATCACCAACACCGCCGAGCGCCTTATCGGCACCGGCAGCCAACAGGTCAGCAACGTGGGGAATGTCTTTGCCGGACAGACCAAACTGGGTCATCGCCGATGCGGCAATCTCCGTTGCCTGACCGACATCAATCTGACCGGCAGCCGCCAGAGATAGTGCACCCTTCAGGCCGCCGTTCATCATGTCCGTGGCAGAGATACCGGCCTTGACCAGTTCCTCCATCGCTTCGCCGGCATCCTTCGACGAATAGCCGATGGCAGCGAATTGCTTGTCCATGGCCAGGTTGCGCAACTGTGTCATGTGTGCGCGGGCGTCTTCGGAGAATGCGCCGACACGGGCCATTTCGGCGTTGAAGTCGGCAGCCTCCTTGACGGCGGCACCGAAGGCGACACCAGCCGCGACACCCAGCAGGCCAAGCGCACGGGATGCCTTGTTGATCATGCCCGTGTTGGCGGTGATCGTCGACGTTACCTTGCCGTACTTGGTGGTTGCCGCTGTGGCTTTCACCATGGCAGCCTCTTGTGCGGCCAGGGATGCTTTCAGACGGGCGGAGGATCGTTCCGCAGCAGCAGCCTCAGAGGCGAACGCTGCCCGAATCTCGGCAGCAGACTTCGCCGTGGTTTTGCTGACTGCGGTGGTAGCGGCACCAACTTCGGCTGTGGATGCTTTCACCTTCGTGTTGGCGGCGTCCGCTTTCAGCATGGCGGAGATGTAGCCGGACGGGTTGGCGGTCAAAATGACGTTGATTGACCGGGCCATTCAGACCACCAACCTATTCTGTTGTTTTGTTCACTTGTCGTGCCATCCAGCGGCGGGCTGACGGATAGTCGTATGCGGCGGTCCGCTTCTCTTGCTTCTCATCGGCCTCGGACTGGATCCGTTGCACTCGTTCCAGTTCGGCACACCGTGTGCATGCCTCATAGGAGACTTGCCAGATTGGATCGGGCTTCCCGTCGACATGCAGCGTGTCTGCCAACTGGTGGCCGCAGCCGGGACATTCACCAGCCTCCACATCAGCCAGTGCGAGCGGCCAGGCGCGTTCTTCCTCATCCCATTCGGATTCGGTTTCCGTCACCCATTCGGCTGGCTGCCCGTGTTCCCACCGGGTGACGGTCGTGATCTGCCTCGGTTCCCAGCCGTCGAACCGTTTGAGGCTTACTCCCCAGGATCGGGCGACTTCTGCCCGGCGTCGGAGTTCGGGCGAAGCTGCGAGGCGAGCCGCGAGAAAGGGATCTTGTTGTCACCACCGTTCAACTGCCAGATCGTGTTAGCGATCAACTCCCACTGGGCATTCGCCAACACATCCAGCAGGGCCTCAACGTCGTCGGCGTCCATCTCCGGTGACACAATCGACTCGGGGAACACGTCGCGTGCGACAGCATGCGTGTCGGCCAGGTAGCCTTCGTCCTTCTCGGAGTCGGAGGGCGGGTTGTCGGCGATGGCCTTCCGCCACCGTTCACCCGGCACAGCCTGCAGTCTGAGTTCGAGTTCGGACTCATCCGCTTCGGCGTTGATCGCATCAATCCGTTCAATGATTTCGGTGATGCGCGGATTCTCCGCCATACGCTGATCGCCCACGTTGCGGGTCCGGAGTTCGCCCAACTCTTCGTTCAGTTCTTGGACTTCGGCGATCAGGTCGCCGCGCAGGTTGATCGGCACCACCCGCTGCGGACGCTTCGCCGCAGCCAGCTTCGCCTTCAGATCGTTCGGCTTCAACTTCACAGTGTTCGACATGGCTTGGATCTCCTATATGGCTTGAGGATTACGGCTCGGGATGGTGGCGGAACAGAAAAGAAGTGGGGTGTGGCTCCCCAAGCCAAGAGGCCACACCCCACCAGTCAGGGAAACGATGGACGATCAGGCGCCAGCAACAACCTTCACGTCACGCAGGACCTCCGCAACCACACCCACCTTCTGGGTGCACTTGATCTTGTCGCCCTCCGCGGTCGGGTCGACAGCCACATCAGACTGCACACCCAACTCAGACGGGTACACGTTCACAACCTGATCGGCCGCAACATCCGTCTTCGCAGAAATGCCGCGACGGTGCACAAAAAAGCCGGTCAGGCCGGGGGTCAGATTGTCGTAGGCGATATTGTCATCGTCGGCCGGATCGGCACCAACAGTCTGCGGATCGTACACGTACTGCAGGTCGTCGATGCTGTACTTGGCCTTGCCCAGGTTGTCGAACTCCTGGGTGGAGCACAGGCGCGTGTCGGTGAAGGTGCCCTGATCAACAGACACACTGAAACCAACAAGGGCGCAGCTGATGTTGATGGCGCCGGCGCCGGTCAGTTCGGTGACCGTCGGGGCGGACGGGTCGGCGAGGGCCGGAACCCAAATGACCGAATCGTTGCCCTGTGCGGAGACACCGGTAGGAAAGGTTACTGCCATGATGTTTCGGCCTCCTTGGCCTTAGCTGATGTCGGCCTTGTTGGCCGGGTCTTCCGCGTTCGGCTCCTGCACATCCGGTGCGGGCTCTGGCTTGGTGCGGGAAGTCTTTTTGGTGACGAGTCGTGCAATGGTGGTGTGGGGTTTCGCGGCGGCGACTCGTCCGTCTTTGTCGACGGGACTATGGTCTTCGAGAATCTGGAGCCGGTCGGATCGTTCCGCGACTAGTCGGGTGACGGTGAAGTGGTGGCCGGTGTCCAAGTTTTTGACGCGGACGAACTCTTTCGCAGGGTTGCTCATTGGCTTGGTGTCCTTACGGTGTAGAGGCGGTATTGCATCGTGTACGTGTATCGGGGGAGACTCGCTGCGGGGGAGTCTGTGGCTGTGACAGCAGCGGATTCGAGAACCGTGGAGCTGTTGTCGATTTCGTTGAGTGGCCCGGCGGCCGGATCATCGTCGATGGTCCGTCCGGTGAGTAGGTCACGGATCGCAGTGACAGTGTTGATGACCTGTCGGGGTTCCCAACCACAGCAAACAATGCGGGTTTCCCAACGCACATCGGTGTGCCAACGCACGAGCCGGTCTTTGATAACAGAACCAGGGTTGGGGTAGTGAATCACATACGGGACACCGGCAGGGACGGTGAGGGGTGGAACACCTTCGTAGTAGTCGGTGCCGGGTAGGGTTTTGAGCAGGTCAGTGACGGTGGTGGTGAGGTCTTGGACGGTGTCGGCCATCTATGCCTCCAACGCTTTTTCGGCGACCTGTTCTAGGGCGGCCTCGAATTGGGGTTGGACGGCTTCGGCGGCGGGCATAAGGAACGGGCGCGGCGCCATCCGACTCGTCCCATATTCCAAAAACGGGGCGTAGCTGGCTGTCGGTCCGATCTCTGCGGTCAGGCCATCGGCGGACACATCGAACGAGATACTGTTCCGCAGATTGCCGGTACGCACCGGTGCAGCCTGCTTCGCCAAGGATTCGATCATCGCCGCAGACTTGACCACTACAGCCCGCGTCAACGGATCCACGGCGGCAGCAGCAGCCTTGAAGTCCGGGAAGTCACCCACGATCTTGACAGGCACCAGTCAGCCCTCCGACATGTCGTCGTTGCAGTACAGGTCCCGTTCCCACACGAGGGAACCAACCATGACGTGAGCAACCCGCAACGAACGCCCAACCAACAGGCCATCAACGCTGGTAGTGACCCGCACAATGTTCCCGACGTCGATATCCGTGTCCTGGTAGGGGATGGCGACGAGATAGTTGGCGAAGATTGCCTGCTGCTGCGCCAGGCTTGTGATCCGTTGCGGCCCCAAACGCTGCACCCGACACTTCCCAGACCACACCAGATCACCCGGCACCGTCACGTACTGGTTGTTGTCATCCAGCTCGTGCGTGTCCGGCAACCGAACCTCACATGAGGCGCCGGTCATGGTTGCTTCGGCCACAGCCCTGCCGTAGCCGACCCAACCGTCGGGAATGATTTCAGGGGTTCGCATCAGAACGGCCACCCTGACAGGTCAGGTTCACACAACTCTGGTGCACACCACATGGGCGGGTTGGGCCGGTAGGGTTCGACGACGACAGCCGGGTAGGTGTCGTTCCAGTCTTCGGCGTCTTCCTGCCGCAGTTCGGCAGCCAACGAGCGCAGTTCGGCGGCCACAGCCGGACCATCGGTTTGCAAGTCCTGGGTGCGGATCTTCTTCGCCACAAGGATTTCAGACACTGCCATTGCATCCAACAGGCGTGCGGCAGCACGTTTCGCGGACCGTTCATGGGCGGCGACAGCGATGATTTCGTCATCATCGAAGATTTGCTTGTTGGGGTCGTCGCTGGTGTCTGTGATCAGGAGGCGGATGTAGGTAATATCCTGGTCGGTGGTGTCCACATCCGCCTCCCGGCACTATTCGATTGTTTTTCAGTTGTTCGTTGCGGGGGTGGGATTTGAACCCACGATTGTCAGGTTATGAGCCTGGTGCCTTACCGAACTTGGCTACCCCGCACCTGGTTCCGCCCCACCTCAAACATGGGACGGAACCATCAGAATCGGTCAGCTGCTAGCGCCGGTCGAAACGTAGGTGAACGTCGGATCGCCAACCTGATGGCCAACAATGTGACGCACGCGGAATTGGATGTCGTCGATGTCGAACGACCCATCGAGCGGGGACACGGCACCGCCACCAAGGCTGTTGCCCTGGTTCGCCTTGACCCGCAGGTCCGGGGTCTCGTAGCCACGCAGGAACGCAGCAAACGAGGCGGGACGGGCCTGGCCCGGCTTCGGCAACACAAACCACGTCTTCGCAGCCTTGCTGTCAGTGTTGATCACATCCAGCATTGGCTCAACCACGTAGTCGATGGTCGACAGGTAGTTGTCGTACACGGACTCGGTGTCACCGTCGGTGACGCGAATCTCGCGCAGAGCCTGGATCTTCTTCATCTGCCACTCCAACGCCTTCGGAATGACAATCTGCAGGGCCGGCTGTGCGATCAGCTTGCTGTTGCGGGACTTCTTCAACGCCATCGCAGACAGGACGTTGTCGATGGCTTCGGCGGACAGGTCGACACTGGCCGGGGCGTTCCCGTTGGCCGACTTGAAGAAATCGGTGTTGACACCGGACGCCAGGTTGGTGGTCTCGTCAACGTTCAGCAGGTTCGCCAGGGCGTTGATCGTCTCAGTCTCCTGAGCGGCACGAGCATACTTGGCCGGAATGTTCTCCAGCTCGTCGATGGCCTCATTGTTCTTCAACGCCTCAAACGAGATCGCATCCCGTAAACCGAACTTGGCGACGTTGATGAAGAACGTGGAATGGTCGCCGCCCAAACCGGTCGGGTACTCGGTCAGTTCGGGGACCCGCTTCAAACCGATCTGGTTGGACCACTTGTCCATGAGCCGCTTCGGACGGAAGTCGTTCACGGTGGTCACATCAGTGTAGGACCGCCAGGTCGCGGGCAGCTCGCTGTACTGGGACAGCAGTTCCGAGTCGACGGTCGCAAACGCGGCCAGGGTGAAATCCGAGGTGGAGAACGCTTCACGGATTTGGCGATCGTACTTGCGGCCGGCGAACGCTTCCTTCAGGAACGCCTGCGCCTCGGCAAGCTTGCCGTCATCAATCTTGACGCGGCGGGGGGAGACGGTGCCCTCAAACAGGCCGTCGTTGCCGGCGCCCTCAGCGGCGGCACCGGAAATGAGTTCCAGAGACATTAGTCAGTCTCCTTTCAGCCAGCCTGGACGAGGCGGACGGTCAACGGCCCGCTGGGGGCCGACTTGGTGGTCAGGGCATGCCCGTACAACGGGGTGGTTCCGTCACCAGCGTCGGTGACGGTCAGGGTGTTGTCGGACGACTTGATGTAGATGGGGGTGCCAACGTTTGAGACGGCGAATGCGACAGTGAGGTCGTGTGCACCCTTCAACCAAACAGTGGCGTTACCGTCCTTGTTCAGGTTGACGGCCGGGCCGCGCAGCGAATCCACAACAGTGGAATCGGCACGATCGGTTTCGAGGACACCGTTGAGTCCGCCAATGCGGACCGGATCCCCACTCTTACGCCCGGACGGGACGGGCAGTGACAGGTGATCAGCGTCGCGGAACACTTCGTTGCGGGCCATGATCACGCCTCCTTGATCTCACGGCCCCACGGGGAAACCCGGTCGGCCTTTCGGATGGTTTCGGCTTGGGTGCTGGTACCGAAACCGGTGATCCCCTTCGGGGTGACGGCTGCGGCATAGTCCTGTTCGGCCTTGATGGCTTCACCGAGGCGGGCATCGAAGCCGATCTCGTCGAGGCCACCCTGGTCGGTGACGGGCAGGTCGTTGATGATTCCGTTGAGGATGCGGGTCGCCATTGCTTCGGGCAGGTCCTTGACGGACTCGGCTGCACGGTTGAGGGCGGCATCCTTCAGGTCGCGGGCTGCAAGGTCGGCGATAGCCTTGTCACGGTCAGCCTCGGCAGTTTCGGCACGCTGGATCAACTGGTCCCGCTCGGCTTCGAGCGCGGCCACCCGATCCTGAGCGTCAGTCAGGGCCTTGTCGGCCTCGCTGATCTCGGGCATTACTTCTCCTTGGGTGGTTGTGTCCCGCTCGACGGCGGGGACAGTCTGTGTGTCGGCGAGTAGCCGGTTCCGTTCAGATTCGAGAATGTTCAGGACGGCGCCGCCCCGGCCCGCGTGGGTGACGAAGTCGACGGAGTAGCCTTCAACAAGCCGGTCAACCATTCGGGCAGGCTGGCCGTTGTACATGCCCTCATGGACTTCAGCAGAGGCGCGGATCGACACGCCAATGTCCTGCGCAGCCTCTTTCACGAGGGGGCGGTACATGGAGTACACGCGCGCTTTCGCGGTCACAGCCTGACGGGCAGGATCCCATTGGGCGTCTTCGACGAGGGCGCCGGCAAGGTCGCGGACGGACCGTTCGGGGCGTTCCATCTGTTCGGCCTCGGTGGGGTGGTCGACGTAGAGGTGCAGCCCTTGTGGCCAGATGCGGTCACGGACGGCAGCTTCGAGGACTTCGGCGGGGTACACGCCGGACGAGCCGACACCGGGCGTAATGATCTGAATCTCAAACAGGCCGGTGCCGTCGGCTTCGGTTGCCAGTAGCGGCTGCGCCTCGGTGATCTGTTCAGCAGCCATTGTTGGTGCCTCCCTGAGTATGATCGGGTGTGTGGACGACGGCGGCCCGGTCGTGTGTCGGGAACACCAGTGGCGGCTTGTGGAAAGCACCTGGACTCTTGGGTCGGTGCCAGTGTTGGAGGTCAGGGTATGTACAGAATGTGGGGCACATACGCCTAGGGCCGTCACGTCATCGAATGATGGAATACGGCAACATAACAATGATAGCAGTTCACGATAGGTCAACGTTTCTAACCTGTTCCGCCGACCTGTTAACTATCGCGCCCAGCCTTAACGTGTCTGCAACGGCCTAACCTGGACACTGTCACGCCATCCCGGATTGTGCCGGCGAACCGCCATATCATCCCACGACAACTGCCCCGAATTGAGTTGCTGCCAGCGGGCCTTCCCCAGAATTTGCTGCTGGACACTGGTCGGCTGTTGGTCGTACCAGTCGTGCGCCGACAGGCGGGTGTCTGCCGGTTCGTCGAGGTCGATACCCAACTCTCGCCACGACAGTGGCGTAGGTATTCCTACACAACGGCAATTTTGGTGCCCGTCAGGGCCGGGATCGGATGCCGGGTGCCGTGAACCGTCCATGCTGAGACATGCGGGACAAGTGCGCACGGACAGGTCGCACTGCCAAATCCAGCCGGAGATTACGTCCGCGTTTTCTGTGCGGGCGGCTGTCGCTGCGGCGCGGTGTGCGTCGAGCATCTCAGTTCTCGCAATGGTTTTAGCCCGTGTCAGCCCGCCATCGAATCGGCCTTGCGTGCGGGCCATGATCTGGCGGGCTGCTGTTTCAGGATTGTCTCCGATAGCAACACCGCGTACGAGGACGGCTTTGATCTGCTGATCCACCCACTTCGGGATCGGCCGATTCAACGACACGATGCGGCCGGCGGTGCGGCTTACGATCTTTTCCAACTGGCGCCGGTCGACACGGGTCCATTGCAGGTCGTAACTGTTCGGCAACTGGGAGGCGGACACGATCTGCTGCCAGTAGTCGACCTGTTGGAGCATGGAGGGCAGGTTGGCGGTGATCCTCACACCATCCTTGCGGGTCAGGTCTTGCACAGCCTCCAGTGTGGCCTTCAGTGCCCGCGAGACACGTTCGGCGCGCAGGACCTTGGTTCGGGTTGGCCAGCCGTGTTCGGCAGCCTCTAGTAGGTCGTCAACGGCCTTCTGCCATTCCGTGACGAGTTCTGCCCAGGCGTTGCCCCAGGCGGTGGTCATGTCACGGGTTTGTGCATCAACCTGCTGACCCAACGTGATCCGCATGGCCTGCAGTTGGGCGATGGTGGCTTGGGTGATCGCCATGGTCACTCCCCGTCGTCAGGCTGCGGCTCATCATCCAAACTGGGTGTACCGAACAGACCCTGATCGGTTGCCCGGTCCAATGCTTGCTGATCCTGCACCGCCTGTGGAATGAAGTTGCCGTCATCGTCGGTGACCTGATCCACCAGACCGTCAATGTCCTCAATGCCCAGCGCCTGGCCGATGAGCTTGACCATTTCGACCGGGGGCATCAGTTCGGTTTGGACAGCGGCCAGGATCGCAGCCATGGTGACGTTGACGGGGGTGGAGTCCCACTCAGGCCAGTTGACCTTGATGGTGCGGCTGTCCTCATCAGGCAGGGTCACAGTACGCCGCGCATCCAGGGTGTCGTCCACAATCTTACCGGTCAGCTTCTTGGTGATGACAGCCTGATCAATCACATACCCGCAGATGTCGTCGAGGACACCAGTCCACAGTTGCCGGCGCAAACCCATTTCGTGTTCGGTGGGCTGGTCCAGGGTTTCGGCCACGGACCGGGCGCCGGTGTCACCGGGGTTGCCGGTGAGCATGGTGAGCGGCACACCTAGCGCGGCGGCAACCATGGTTTGCAAGGGTAGTCCGGAGTTGGCATCAATGTGGGCGCCAGTCTTCGGCACAGCCTCCAGGGTGCTGTTGGCGTCCAACCCGACAGTGGAACCTACAGCTTGCGGGTTACCGGGCACACCCGGCACCTGCGACACAGCCCGTGCGGCTGCAGCGGCCTTGTCACCCTTCGTCGTCACCCGCCACGCGATCCGGGCCAGCGCCTTTGACAGTTTCGCCCAGTCTTCCAGGAACTCTTTCGAGGCACGCGCCCACGGCAGGGCGGCGAACACGTCACCGATACCACGATCCCAACCGGACGGCACGTTGACCTGCACGGCCCGCACTGGAGCATCCCAACGGACAGTCCAATCATCTCCACCAACCCGCACGGTGGCAGGCCGATTCGCCGGCCAATACCCGAGATTCGGATAGGCCAACTTCATCGGGGTGGTCTTACCGGTGAACGGATCGTACTGGTCGAAGGCGCGCAGATAGTACCAGCGGGTTGCGGCATCTTCCGGGTTGGTGATGATGTGCTCGATCTGCTCGGGTGGCAGACTACGCACCCGGACACGACCGCCAACAGTGGGCAGGGCTAGGAACACTTCACCGTGCGTGCCCAACTGTTGCTCCAGCTTCTCCTGAGCCTGCGATGTGGTGAACGTGTCCCGGTTCGACGGATCCTCCCAAAACGCTTCAATGACCGCATTCACATCTTGGCCGGTAGCACCATCATCATCGACGGTGACGGTGACACCCTGCCCCCACACATAGCCGACCCGGATCCCCAGGCCACGCTTGATCAACGGATTACTGATGTGGAAGAGGCGGCAGAGCGCGGCGATGCGGTTGCGGCCGTCCGGGGTGAACTGGTCTGCGGTTTCACCGAGCCGGACCCAGCCGATGTCTTCCTGGTACATGCGTTGCATGTCGGCAACGGACTCGGCGAGGAGTTGGTTCATTTGGTGGATGGCTGCGGTTTCTGCTGTGGCGACGGTGCCGTCTACCCAGTTAGGCATGGTGGTCGCCTTTCAGTAGGTGCCGATTTGGTAGCTGTCAAGGTCGAATAGGTCGTCGGCCTCGTAGGTTTGCGCGGAGGCGAGTAGCGGTTTCAGGATGAGCCGGTGCAGACCCTGACTCAATGCGTCACATTGGTCATCGTGCGCACCGTTCGGAAACGCCGCTGTTTCCTCGATGAGGTCACCAACCCACGGGGCTAGTTCGGGTGTGGGTAGCCACACATTCCCGGCCTCAACCAGCGGCGAGATAGCTGCTACGCGGGCTTCTTTGGACCCTTGGGGTTGTTCGGGCACGATGCCGTGAATCTCCCGCGATAGGGAAGTGATCACAGCGGGCCCGTTGGCTTTGTCCTCCACGATCTTCAGGACGGCTTGGGGCCATTTCGCTGACATGCGCCGAAACTGGTTCAACGTTTCGACAAAGTCGTAACGCCCGTGCACCTGATCTAGCAGGTAGGCGTTCGCGCCCCGGCGTAGCCATACTTGGCCGCACACGTAGTCGCTGTTGTCGGTGCCTTTGAATGCCATATCCCAGGATTGCAACAGTTCGACATCGTTGTCGTAGGTCCAGCAGGTTCCGTCTTCACGCACGTAGTGCATGGGCTGGTCGTAGTGTTGCCACCATTCCCGTTTCAGCAGCCCACCTTCAGCCGGGGCAGGCCGGCCTTGATACAACGCCGCCCACGTACGGGAACCGACACGGGTGCGGATCGCCTGCCACTGTTCCGGGGTGCGGCCACGAGCTGATTGCATGAACTCGCCATGCTGCCTGCCCAACGGATCGTCGTCGGTGTCGGCTTGTGCGGGAATGTTGATAACACGCCATAGATGCCCGTCAGGCGCGTCCAGGAGACGGCCTGCCAGATCATCGTCGTGCCAGCGGGTCAAGATGAGGACAACGGGGGCGCCGGGTGCTAGACGGGTGCTGAGGGAGTCTGTCCACCAGTCCATGCAGTTGTCCCGGATGGTCAGACTGTCGGCTTCTTGCCGGTCTTTCAACGGATCGTCGATGATGAGCAGGTCGGCAGGGAAACCGGTAATACCGGCGCCACGACCGACACTGCGGACACCACCAACATGGCCGGTCAACGACCATTCCGACACGGCACCGTGATCCTGCGCAATGTGTAGGCCGAGGTCGGGGTTGGTGAGGATGGTGTTGCGGATCGCACGGCCGTTCCGGTTCGCCAGCCCTTGGGCGTAGGAGGCGGTGACGATCCGCATGTCCGGGTTTTGGGTTAACGCCCAGATGGGGAAGTCTTTGGAGACTCTGGTCGACTTACCTTCCTGTGGCGGCATCGAGATGATAAGCCGTCCGTCGACCGAATTGAACATATCAACCAAGGCTTGGTCGATGAGGTCTAGTGCGGGGGTTCGGCGGGTGCGGGGGTCGATGTGTGCGGCCATGTCGCCGGGGGTTGCCCAGCGCGCCTCTGGTGGTTGTAGGCCGTCTAGGATGCTGGTCCAGAAGGGGTCATCCAGCAGGTTCATCGGATGCCCCCTTTCTGGTCCCACCCCGCTATTCAGTTGTCTTGCCCGGCGCCACCAGACGCCAACCACAACACCTCCAAATCACGCACCCGCATCAACTCCAGCCGCTCATCCAACAGGCCATCCACGCCCGCCGCGGCCAATACCAGCAACAGCATTCGCAAACACAGACGGGTCAGGCATCATCGCCCCCGATTCAAAGGTGTCAGGTTGTTGACAAGAGCGGTGCTCTCAGTCGATGAGGTCGACGAAGCCTTGGTCGAGTGCTTCGCCAGCATCCAGCCAACGTTCGTAGCGTTCGATCCAGGCGAAGATCTCGTCGGC